TAGGGTTTTCCTGCCCTCGCCCAAATAGCGTATTCTCGGGCATATCTGGCGACTCGGTTCACGCACAACACCCCCCACTCCCAAATCCTGCGTGATTACATGCCCGCCCATCCCCATCGTTCCAAAGGTTCTCTGCCCGCTCTTCCATCTCTGCTTTAGTACCTATGTCCTTGCAAAAACCCACATTATCAATCAACCAAGGGCGAGGTACGCTGTCATACGTCTGCTCGCCTAACTTCGCAAAACCATCGTTGTTCCCAATAAAGAGATTTTTACCGCTCGTAAGGGTTTGAGTTCCAGTCAGACTTGCCTCTTCCGTCTCCCCACTAATTGCCTCATCGGGATCGCTCCACTTGATGCCATAAACTTTTCCCTCTGCTATAGAAGCCCAGAAGAAGAAAAATTCCCAGTTCTCAGGTTCACTCTCTTTCTCCCAGGGGGTGCGACTCACAGCATTTCCGTCATACAAACCTCCCAATCCATTGCCCACCACGAAGAATATGTTTCCATTGTAGTTGCTGTGGGCCGTTGTTGTGTCCCAAAATATGCCCCACTCGCCATCAAAATCACGTGCAGCAGATCCAAGGTTTTCCCACGTTCCCTTTGTTACTACACCTTCGGGCTGTACAAGCACCTCCCCTTCTGAAACGGGTGGCCCCCAATCATACGGGGCGAAATAGTCAGACTTCAGCCAAAACCACACGTTAATCCCGTCAGGGCCAAGGTTGAAACAGGCATTATCATCATGCTCATGGTACTGCGTACCGGTGTGCTTGGAGGCTTTGTCTAGGTGTCCGGTGCTATAACTGGCGGCGGTGCTAGTTAAATCCAAGGAACTAACGGAATCCTCTGCGTTGTCTTCAAAGGCGTAGCAGGCACACGGGCAATTTGGCCCCCCAGGTGGGTTTTCAGCAGGCCCACAACAAGGACAACCGGGGTTATTCTTTTTGAAGGGGAGAACCGCCATCAATCTTTCCTAATGTGCATCAAGTAAAACCACACTATCGCAACAATGTAGATTAAAACAGCAAGGGCGTCGGCTAGATGTTCACTCATCCTCATCCTCATCGCAACTCTCCACCAACACCCAATGCTTACCGTTGTGATCCGTCCCCAAGAGGATATACTTTTCCTCCCCTACTTCTTGGGAACTGATGTTATAAAAGGTAACAACCCCCTCTGGTTGTTCCTCGGGATCTTCGGCGTCGTGATTAAAGTGCAACAACTCTGCCTCCCCGCTCCCTGGACCCACATCACTCATGCCAGTCGCGCCGCCCTTGGTGAACGCTGGATGCACACACCCCCTCCCTGCCGGGGCATCTAAGCCGTCCTGTCCGTCATTTCCTTCAATTCCATCATTCCCTGGCTCGCCGCCAATCCCATCTTTACCGTCCTGTCCCCATCCACCGTCACCCTCACCGCCACCTAAATCGCCGCCATCGCCACCCCATCCACCGTCACTCGGCATCCCACCGTCGAATCCATCGGGAAGATCGGGCATCTGCCAATCCAAAGGCGGTAAATCTAAATTAGGGGGCGTAGGTGTGTTGATCGGATCTAACTCGTTGGCTATTGTAAAAGCCACCTGTCTGATGCCGTCAGAAAGATTCTGAAGTTGTGGCCCCATTGGGGCGTTTGGATCGAAACACAAATCCTTTGCTATGCCTTGAATCTTCTTATTGAAGTCTCCACTAGCCATTACGAACCTGCGCTTGTTATTTTAACTGTGGCGTAAGCACCTCTTGCCCGTGGGTGGGCTTTATATTGGAGGCCAGCGTCAGAGTAACCCGTCCAAGTACCTGACTCTCTAGCAGCGGCATTTACTGCGTCCTCGGCAGTCTGCCCAACGTGAACAGACCACGTTACGTCACCACTTCCCCTAGCAAGTGCCGCACAGAGAGATGTTAGTTTGCCCTCAGTAACACCCTTGCTGTCGCCCAAAGCAAAAGGGCCAAAAACAATGTGAGAAGATATAGCGTTGCTGCCATCGTCCTGATCCAAAGTAGTTTTAAGGTTTCTTAAATATCCGTCCTTACCACCGAATATTACACAAGACTCTGATGTGGTTGTGTTCTTTCTAGCGTGGCAGGTGGATGGGCCATGATCGGCGTGGTAGGCCACAGGCCAAAATGCCGCCGATAACTTATCACCCTCTAATCGAGTTCTGATGTCAATGAACCAATGAGCCGTGTTCGATCCATCATAGATGAACAAATGAACACCCCTGAACCGCAAGTCATACGTCATCGTCACCGTCTTAGCGGTTGTGTCTATGTCTAGTAGTTCTTCAGGTAAAATCTCTCTAGATACACTCGTAGGGGGCGTACCACACCCAGGGGGCATGACGTACAAACCATCTAAACTCATAAAGAATAAATACCCGCCTGCAACAATACACCAAGAGCGTTTATCGAGTATCCCTATCTCGGGATCGAGCCTACGCGCACCACCACCCAACCCTGGATCGCCCGTAAGAATCCATAAAGACGAAGTACACCCCACAACTAAACAGTTGTGATGAAATGGAATAAGGGCAGTAATGGGTTCGCTTATCTGTCCAGTCGATACCAAACTGCCCGCAATGGCACGTTGAGTATCATTTGCCGTATAGTCCCAGTCTAAAGGATTACCCAATCGGGACATCTTAAAGTTCTGCGGATCACTAGCCTCTACCGCCACTAGACGACTTCGCCAAGAAGTAATCATTGCGCAGTTTGTCGGCACAGAACCCATCAACCAGTTGTGATAAACCGATCTTAGGGTGTCGTCGTCGGGATCATAAACCTTCATTGTGCGGACAATGCGAAACTCTAGGGTAGTTGCCCCCTCTGGATTTGGCGTAGCAGCTAATGTGAGTGTAGTCGTAGAAACGGTGGCAATCTTAAATGCCCCAGTTATCGTCCCGCCACTTGCCCCCTTCACCACGCGAGAAACCCGCATGTCCGTGTTAATACCCGCAGTTGTTTCCTCTACCGTCACCGTCCCGCCCGTAGCACCAGCGTTGTCCACCGCTATGATTGAAATGTCTTTACTGCCAAGTGAACCTGAGAACGTGACAACTACCGGCGTTCCCGGCAAGGCACCACCACTACAGGTTGCCTCACCCGATGGGACAATAGACAAACCCTCTATGTTGGATTCAACCGTCGCAGCATTGGCGTCATACGCTATGGGGCCAGTAACCTCGGCCACATTGTTCACAGTCACCCAGAGGGCATACGTTCCACCGGAAGCGTCCGAAGAGATAGTCTGAACTTCGTTCGTCCCGCCACCCGTAAGATTGTCGTCGTGAACACTAATAAGTGAGCGTGGCGTGTATTTAAGATCGTTCTGAAACTCAACCACAACCGGATCATCGGGCAGCGTGTCGCTCCCGGTACTGATAAGCCGAAGGTTGTCGTTGCCCGAAGCATCCTTCCCAATAGATGAAAGACTGAGTAATGCTGCCAGAACCGCATCACCGTCCGCATCGTGATCCAAGTCCACAGTCCTTGCACCACGGTAACTAAGGTAGAAAGTCCCGTCAGTCGGTGTGCCATCCACTGATATCTGTTGTTGCTCGTTTGTCCCCACACCTCGGGAAGTGATAACAAGACAGTGATCGTCCTTGTCTACAGCGGGCGATAAGGCGGCAAAATTGCCCACACTAGAAGAAGTAAAACTAACACCGTCAGCAGCAATTACACCATCTGTATCGCGGCAAACCTCATCATCGTAATCCCCGATATAGAGCTTGCCGCCCAAAGAACATCCTGTGAGAAGGTTGCTAGAAGATAGGGTTGGCAGGGTTCCCGAACTGCCATCCTCCCCATCAGTCACCTTCGTCATCGTTGAGGCATTAGATTGATACCACAACTCGCCGTTGGAAGATGCCAACAACTCTGTCTTTCGCTCAGAGTCCTTGACGTACTGTAGAGTCTCTAACAGAAGTATCTTGTTGGAAGTCCCGCTTATCTGTTGGGCGAACGCCTTACCCAAGCCGGGGCGACTACCGCCACGCTCCCGGCCTTCAGTCCGATCATCGCTCCAAACATTCAGCGCAGAGGGTGTGGAATACGGGGCTTGTTGCTCGTATGCCCCCCTCTTGTCCAAACCCTTTGCGGGCCAAGATAAGGAAATCTGACGTTCTTTTGCCATGATCCATGATTACACTGTGCTAAGTGCTGCGGTATCATTCGCAGTAATAATCCACTTGTATCCACTGGTTCCGTTCGGGATGCTTGTCAATACAACGACATCACCGGCGTCACCGATGGTAATGGTGTTGTTCCCCGTAGTGTTACAAGCAGTCTCGGCTGTAACAACACAGTTCCCACCATCCGTCTTCAGTGTGAGGATAATTACTTGGCCGGACTTTACAGGATCTTTCAGGGTGCGAGTCTCTGCACCAGTAGTAACCAACTCTACAACCGTCCAGTTGCCCGTAGCGGTAATGCTACCAGCATCGCCAGGATCGCCCTGATCGAAGTCCGCTTTCAGTAAATCCGCTGTCATTCTGTGGCCGCTCACAAATACTCTCCTAGTTAAAAGTTAGTTTAACACCAGAAACATCGTCTGTTGCTGGCAATAGTTTCAACCACACAACCCCATCCAACGCTGCGGTGGGGATTTTCTGTGCTTCCTGTTGAGTTGCATTTATAATCTGAATCGCCGTAGAACCGTCAGAATCGTAGAGAACCCTATACGTTCCCGTCTCTGAGTCCGATACATAACAGTTGATAGTCTGTCCCGTCATTGAGGCAGGGCAGATGATTGTTCCCGCTTCAAATGGGCCAACTGCAATCGCAGGGGTGTCTGCAAGGGTAGAGTCCAAGTCTACGTCTATAGATACATATTGTCCGTATGCCATATTACTTTCCTGGTTAATAACGTTCCAAGTCTCTTATGTGCTGTTCTTCTGCCGCAACGGGCCTTATCAGCGAACGAGGGGGAAGGTATTTTGAAGTTTGACGTTTCGATTTCTGGAAAGGCATTTTCTTTTTACCCGTAAATATCCACCCCGTATCATGATCAGGTTCAACTTTTCCTTTCCAATCCCGTGGTGCTTCTTGGTACACCTGCCTAAACAAACGCGGATCATCCACAAGCCACCTTGCAGCAAGCCACCGAGAGGCCAAAATGTTTATTTCTTCATCCCTGCCCAATCGCTTTATTCCTTTTTTTAATTTCCCTAATTCGTTTTTATCCAGATCAAAATTATACAAATCTTCCACTAATCTTTTATTGCCCGGAAGTTCGGTTTCCTTGAACTGTCCCTGCTGCATACTAACCGGCCCGCCAGACACGTTTGGAAGAACTGGCCAAACATCACCTACGCCTTCTGGCGCCATCTCTACCGTTGGATACATCCCAGGCCCGCGACCTTCTTCTGGTGTTCCCTTAAAATCATAGTAAGTTTCTCCAATGTCCTGCGTGTGTGGATACCTTGTAGGCAAGTTTGCGCCTTTTCTCCACAAATGATACTGTACGCTTTGCCCCCGACTTCTTTGACTATCCATTTTGTCTTCGTTATACCAATCTTCCTTTAGTTCTTCGCTTGGCCGGTCTAGTATTGCAGCATTAACGAACTTTTCCCATGTCGGTTTTAGATACTTTGGATCTGCGTCTTCATAATTGTCAAATTGAGGAAAAGTGTTGACAACATATCGTTTTGCTCGATCAATAAATATATTTTGAGGACTAAACCTTCCACCCATGTACGAGCCACCAAAGTCCTTAGAAAACTGATGCTCTGCTTTCGGTAAGTGATGTTTAACTGTCGGGCCATAAGCATCCATGACGGCTGGAACCAACCCGCTTCTCGGGTGTTCGTTTTGAGTAAACAGTTTCTTAGTTTCTTTTATTGGGTTTTTCCAATGTCTTTTTAACGACGAAACGTAATCATCGAACACGCCCATACTACAGTCCTGGTATTACACCATTGATTTTAACGTAGTAAAAATTGCGGCCCGATGTTCCTGGGCTACTGTCGTAATTGTC